TTCTGCCGACAATACTTGGCTGGAGACGGCCCGGAAAGATAGGTAGCGCCAACACTCCTCCTTAGCTCAGTCGGTAGAGCACGCGGCTGTTAACCGCGGTGTCGTTGGTTCGAGTCCAACAGGGGGAGCCAAGAGTGCCGCCACTCTGGTGGCGGCACTCTTTCTTTTTCAAAAATCAGGGATAGACAATCATTTGGGCCTTTAGCTCAGTTGGTTAGAGCGGCCGGCTCATAACCGGTTGGTCCTGGGTTCGAGTCCCCGAAGGCCCACCATATAGGGGTATAGCTCAGTTGGTAGAGCAGCGGTCTCCAAAACCGCGTGTCGAGAGTTCGAGTCTTTCTGCCCCTGCCATAAAAAAATACTTTACAAGTCCGCTTGTAAATGTTATAATAAAACTGTTCTTTGATTAGAACGCCTCAGTAAATGGCCAGGTAGTTCAGCTGGTTAGAACGCCGGCCTGTCACGCCGGAGGTCGAGGGTTCGAACCCCTTCCTGGTCGCCATTTGCTGCTGTAGCTCAGTAGGTAGAGCGCATCCTTGGTAAGGATGAGGTCGGCAGTTCGAATCTGCCCAGCAGCTCCACAGAAAAACCTTGAAACCGCAATGGTTTCGAGGTTTTTTCTTTTTCACGTGTGTGGTGAGAAAATGACAGAAACCGCAACAAAAACCGCAACGGGGCATAAAAAAAGAACGCCGGGAATCCTCCCGGCGTTGCTCTTTAATTGTTCCCGCCCTCCTTTGCCTGATCCTCCAAATTGTTTACCTGCTTATTCCCCAAATGCTCACAGCTTCCCATTTCACGCTTTCCAGCTCTGCCTTGTTCCAGATGGTCGATAAAGTCGAGTAAAAGCATTTTCTGTTCAAGTGACATTGTTAGAACGACGGCTTTAAGGTCGTTTCGCATTTTTTCGATTTCTGCCTCATTCATCGCTTTTCCTCCTTGCTTAAACGCTCACGGGCGAGCATTACGCATTCTTCCGGGGTTTTTGTTTCATCCTCCAGTTGAATATTGAATGCTTCAACGACGATCCCGATTTGTTCGTCGTTCATTTCCAAGATTAGGCGAATTGCCTCCTGCAATGTGCTTTCCGTTTTCTTGCTGGGCATTGCAAATTTCCTCCTTGCTTTTATTTGTGGGAGGCGGTACACTGTATGTACCGGCCTCCCTGTGGTGGTTGGTAGTGGCTCCGTGTCTTGCTTTAGTCGGCTGGGACATGGAGCCTTTCTCATGCGATGCTATCTTGCTTTTCCGTAGCAGAGGAATGAGAATCAAGTGATTGCTGATCGTTTAATTGCTGACTTAGTAAAGTATCAATCATGCTCAAGACTTCCTGTTTTTGCGCATCATTGAGCGTTTTATAAAGTTCTGCTGCTATCTGGGTTTGTGCATCCATGTTGCGGCCTCCTTGTAATCCTTCCGTGGTGGTTGGTAGTGTTTTCATGCCACACAGAACCGGCGGGTGGTGGTGGCCTTTGTGAACTGCTGTGCCAGATCGGGAAGCGCCTTTTTCAGCGCGGCGGTGTCGATTCTGGCGGTGGTTACGGCCTTCCATGTGATTTTGTACTCACCTGCATGGACTTCCTCGGCATCGCCCATAGCGGCCTTGATCGCGTCCTTGAGGGCTTCAGCCTCTGCCGTTGCCTCTTCGATGAGGGCTTGCAGCTCCCGCAACTCGCGGGCTTTGCGTTCCATTTCGTTGATGCTCATTGTGTTATCCTCCTGTTGATTTGTTGGGGCGGCGATCTCCTGAGTCTCTATCCCTTTGGGAATTTCTATCAAGCTCTTCTGATCGCCGGTTGTGAAGCATTGTTTTGCTTCCCCCTTGCTGTGATTATATGATACTACTTATTAAGTAGTTTGTCTATTGACAATTTATCTAATTATTAAGTAGATTGTTTGTGCATAAATCTACTTGATAAGTATATACGTTCTGTGCTATAATGCGGATAGTGGAAAAGGAGGTGTTTTTAATGGCAGTATCGGAGGCTCAGAAAAAGAGCGCGCAAAAATGGGACGCTGCAAACCTTGACCGCGTATCTATTGCCATGCCAAAGGGCATGAAGGACACACTGAAGGCTGCAGCGGGCATTGCCGGTGAGAGTATGAATCAGTATATCATCGGCGCAGTGGAACAACGGATAAACGGCCCACACGAGGCCGCAGGAGCGCCGCAGAGCGTGGGGGCTATCCTTACCCCTGCCGCACTTAAAACGGCGCAGGAGGCTGCGCAGAGGGCGGGAGAAACCGTTCCGGCGTTTGTTGGTCGAGCGATTGAGACGCAGACGCAGCGCGATAAGGTCATACAGGCGATGAAGCCGAAAGAAAAAGCCCCGGATAAATCCGAGACTTAAAAAGAAGGGCGGGGGCTATTGCCCCCGCCTTGCTGCTTCGGATCAATACTCAATAGAGCAAGTAGCCGGTACACCGATATTTTCAAGAAACATTCCGGTTCTAATGCTGTGTGTGTCACGGCAAGAGTTAGTTGCGCTGGCTGCATAAGCGTCAAAGTCAGCCTTGCGCTGCCGCGCGTCTGCCGGTCGGTCGGCATAAAGGGCTTCGTTCCGGTGACGGTCGGCGTAGTCGCAGAGAAGCGCAAGCATTAAACTATTGTTCTTGTGCTTGTCGCAAAGCTGTTGATACTGCACCTGCGTCATAGGAATATCGAGTTTCAAAATTTCGGCGTCCTTGTCCAGCTTAGAGCTGTCAAGACGGTTCCACTCGTCTACGGCTTCGGCGTGGCTGCGCCTGATATGCTCGATCTCATTGATGGTGTTTTCGTAAGCGGCCTTGCGCTGCTGTTCCCATTCCTCGCGGCGTTCGGCGGCGTGTACACGGCTGATGGTTTCGGCACGTTCCTGCGCTTCAAGTTCTCTTTCGAGGGTGTCAAACTCGGATAATTTAGCCATGTAAGCGGTCACGGTGTCATAAATGCGATTTTTGTAATTCATTTTACATCCTCCTTTTTTGCTCACATCTGCCCGCGCAGAATAGCATTGAAAAGAGCGTTGCTGGCCTTACTGTCCTTTGCTTTTTCCGTCAGCTCTGCCGCGTACTTCTCAATGGTCGCGCCCAGATCGGACGCGGCAATACGATTTGCGGAAAGATCGCGGCGGGCAAGTGCGGCGGCTTCTTCATCGATATTGTGCTTGTCTACGCTGTCAAGGCTCACGCTGCTGCGGATTGCTTTATAGGCTTCGCCCTGTGCCTTGCGCTCCTGTTCCTCTCGCCGTGCCTGGTATTCGACTTTTAGGCGGCTTCTGGCGGCTCTGTATTCAGGGCTGCTACGCTCCAACTCGGCGCGAGTGCAAGCGTCCAGATACGCCTCGTCGCTGTCATAGTCGCCGCGTTTTACAAGGTCAAGGGCGCTACTCAAATCAAAGCCGAAAGCGGCCTTTGCCTTTGCTTCTACGCTCTCGCGGGTTTCAATGTTGGCCTTAAAGTCCATAATAAATTTCCTTTCTTTTTTATGCGCTGTTGCGCGGTTTTTCTTAAAGGTCGATAATGATAACGCATTCGCAGTCTGATAAATAATCTCGTGCTGCCTGTTCCGTCTGGAACACCTTTTCAGGGCTTTGCGGCGCTCTGCAAGCCGCCCACGCGCCATTTTCAAGCAAGGTCATAATAGCTACGCCCTCTTGCTTCTGTGCTGCAAGCGCCTGTAAAGAGGCAATGCGGGCTTTAATGCTGTTATTCAAGGGTTTTACCTCCGATCTCGTCGCTTTCCAAGTTGGTTTATTTCTTCATGTCGTCGGCAACTGCTTTTTTCGCTGTTCGCACCCATTTGTCAAGGTTCTGTGCTTTAGATGCCTCAAACCAATGTGATTGTGCTTGCGGGTGGAAGTCCTTTCTAAACACAAGGTTTTTATCTGTTGGAACCTTGTGTTCGTTTTTCCTTACCCACGCACTCCCGGTTTCTGCATCGACCATAAGTTTACCGTAGTAAAGATAGCGAGCATAAGGGCCTGGATATATAACACTGTTCCCGACTACTCTTGCTCTGTTTGTTAGCCCTGCTGCGTTGCCGGAAGCCGGGACAAACAGGGCGGTATCACTCAACACCTGTTCTGCAACTTTGTGTTCTGCTTTCGTACAAGCCTTTGCAATAGCTTCTTTTACTGTGTCCATACCAGACACATCAACCTTAAATTTTAGTGCCATAGATCGTCACTCTCCAATCCCGGCAATTCCATCGTGCCGCACTCAATGGCTTCATCAAGCATCTGATAGAGGGACAAGCTCAACGGGTCTATGCCCTCTACCGGGTGCGGATAAAGGACAATGCGCCGCCCGTCATGGGTATATGCGCCGTGCTGCAGCAAGTAGGAAAATGGATCTTTCGACGTGTGGAATTCGCCGCCGCCCTCGACAATAAAGACGGTTTCGCCGCTTGCGTGAGATTCCAAAAACTTGCGCAAGGATGCAAGGCGTGCGTCAACGGTTGGCATTTAATTCTTCCCTCCATTCTTCCAGCTCTCGCAACTGCTTCAAAATGTCGGCCTGTTCGGTCAGCTTCATAGCGCTTTCAATCGCAATCCGCGCCGCATTTGTTCTTGCCGCCGGTTGTGCGTCTGCGTCCTTCATGACCTCTTCCAGCGTATCAAGCGCCGGAGATAGTAAGCGCTGCGCCTGTCGCGTTGCATTTTCTGTCAGCTCTTGAAAAGCCGATCTATATGCCTCGCAAAACTCATTGTTTTGGAAATACGCCCGAAGTGTTCTTGATGTAAGGCCGCACTTCCGCGCCGCTTCTTCACGGGATGGGCTGGACAATAGCGCCGCTATCGCTTTCTGCTGATTCTGCGTCAGTGCCATTTTTTTCACGCTCCTTTCTCGGAGAATTAAGGAATTTCGCGGAATATATGTCCATGAAATTTGCAAGGCTCATAGTCACGCGCCACGGCTCACGGCTGCGGCGATGGAACACAACAGGCATACCGTCACTAAATCGCTTGCTGTCCGTCTCTGCCTGCTGCATCCACTCCGAAAGCCTGACTTGCTCGCAGCGCTTCACCTCGATATGAATGCTGGGCAAGCCCACAAGGTCGGGCACTTCACCAAAGGACATAGACCCGCCGCGCTTGATCTCGTACCCATATTCACGGAGAACGGCGGCAAGCTCCCTTTCACCGTTTGCGCCTTTTCGCTGTGATGCTTTCCCGCTCGTGTCTTTCACCCCTTTCAATAAAGCTCCTCGTAAAATCGGAGTTCCCTAATTCTTCCGCTGAAAAAGTGGTTGATGTTATAATCGCAATGCCGGTACTTTGTTGCAAAGTGCCGGTCGATCATGGCAATGTATCCCGCCGGGGAAACATCCTCATAATAGCTGCCCCTGTTCTCTTGATTGATATAGGGCATATCCTGGCATATCCGCACGATCTGACTTGCTTTGATGAACGGATGCGGCCTCCCCGTGTGCTTTTCGTACTGCTCGAAGTAGTATTCGAACACGGTCAAGGCGTCTTGCAGAGTATAGACGCTCGGCGGGTACACGCTCGCGGTTATCCTTGCGAATTTCTCAAAATCAAAGACCATTAGAAACGCTCCCTTATACAAAAAAGAAGAAAAATTAAAAATATATAATATCGGCGGCGGTGCGCGCGCAGCGCACCCTTATACATGGTGTGGAATGACTTGTCATTCCCTTTTACAGTAGTGCATCAAGCATATTGCATATTGCATATTGCTTATTGCTTATTGCTTAGTGCTTCTCTATGCTACCCCATAGTCTGCTATAGGGTGGGTATAGGGGGGTATAGGGGGGCTATCTATCCCCCCATCGCGTCTCTGCTCCCGCCCTTCCGTTTTCTACGGATTCTTGAAAGTCTCTCATGCTCTCGTCAATATATGGGCGAATTACGCAGAAAACCGTAAATGCGCCTGGGCTAAGCTGTGAGGAATCTATTTCCTCGCCGTCAAAGTACGCGAATGCGGTTTTCAGTCCTAACCCGGCGTCAGCGTCCGACACTGACGAAATAGCCGCCCTCTGGTGATATAGCATCTTCCACCACGTCGCACGCTTTTCCTTCTTCCTGTACGCCATTCGTTCAAGTCCTTTCCACGGCATCCGCCGCCAGTAAAATTTCTTTCGCTCTGTGTCGCATGGAGCGGACAAAGCGTGCCTTTTCTTCCTCGTTCGCAGGGAGATAATACCCCGTTGCATTATCACTGAGCACGGCTATTCCCGCGCGGCGCTCGGTGGCGATCATGGCGCGGATTGTTCGACCGTCAAGCCCGGTCATGCTCTCCAAGTTCCGAAGAGGTACGGCGTTCTCTTGCCCCCTGCAAAGCAGATCGGCAATTTTCGGTTGACGGTCACACTCCGCCGTACTATAATGCTGGTAGGATATAGCCGACCTGCTACAAGCTGCTGTTCCTGCTGCCCGCTCCGTCGCTGCAACGATGGGGTGGGCGTTTTCTTTTGCATTCATTCCTTTGCGCCTCCATCCGCGTTGAACTTGCGGAGGAGTGCCGGGACATTGACGAGATACACCGTGCCGGACATGATGTGCGGGATACTCCCATCCCTGCAACCTCGCCGCAAGAAATACTGCGACAGGCCGGTTACACGGCTGGCGGCGGGAATCTTCTGAAATGGGGTCACCGTTTCAAATTGCTCTGCTTTCATCTGGGTTATCGTCCTTTCTTGTAAATTGCGGCAGCCTATTGACAATCAAGCAAAACTTTGGTACACTCGATTACGACAAGCAACGCTTTCTGATTGCAGTATACCAAAAGCCACAACAGAAAACAAGCGCAGATTGCCATGCTGTGAAAAATGAAAGCAATAATTGATTTCGGAGGTAATTATGGGGCGCAAAAAAACACCGACTTCAACAATGAATGTGGCGGAAAAGCAGAACACAGACCTTGCAAAAAGACTGGATGGGCTTATAACGGATGTAAATGTACTGAAAAACTACTTGGGGATTTCAGCGCAAGCTATCAACCAATACAGGCTCGGAATATCGCGTCCATCGCTGGAAAACCTCTGTAAGATTGCCGATTATTATCATGTGACAACTGATTACTTGCTGGGGCGGACAACATCTAAGTCGATTGATGAGGATGTTCTGACGACGATACAGACGGTAGGTCTGTCTGATTTGGCAGTTTACGCCCTTAAAAGTGATAGTAATGGAAAGAAGAATAGAGATATTTTTTTTATTGAGGATTTTCTGATCAGGGAACTCTATGTTTCTTCTTGGGCGCGATATATTCGCGATTGTGTAAGAAATATAGCACAGTTAGAAACTCTGCGGCCAAAATTAGGAGCTGACCTTGTTGAAGATAAGACGGAATACTATCGGTGGCAAGCTACACAGAGATTTGAAAAAAGCCTTGATGATGCAATTAAAGAGTTTTCTCCTCTTTATGCAGACGATTTGAAAATCGACGATAAGAGGGCATACCTTGCCGAGCGCAGGGCAGAGTTTGAAAAATACCTTGAACGCATCATAAAAATGGAGGAAGCGGAGGTGAAAGAAAGTGCCTTCAATCAGAAAAAAGGAGAATAAAGCCGGACAGATATTCTATGAAATTCAGGTTTCGCGCGGGCGCTCCCGATCTCGCCTAACTTCCCGCTGGTATCCGCCGGAGGGATGGAGCCAAAAGGCCATTGACCGTGAACTTGCAAAAGTAGCCGCCGAATTTGAGCGCCGCTGCGACAATGGCGAGGCTATCAGTAGAGCCGAACAAAAAGAAAAAGACCTCCTGCAAAAACAGGAGGCCGCAAAGATTCAGACTTTGCGCCAGTATGGGGAACGGGTGTTTATGCCCGCAAAGGCCGTCACAATCAGCGAAAATAGCCGAAGTAGCTTTCAGGGCAATCTTGACTGTTGGATATATCCAGCGCTCGGAGAAATGAAAATGCCGGATATTACGGCGGCGAATATATCAGCGCTGCTACTGGATATGCAGGCGCAGGGAAAAGCACACGCAACCTGCATCAAGGTCTACACGGTGCTAAAGTCGCTTTTCAAAATGGCGTATTTGTCTGATATTATCCAGAAAAACCCAATGGATAAAGTAGAGCGCCCAAAGCAGAGAAAGGACGAAGTACGGGGCATAGAGGCAGAAGCATACACGATAGAAGAAGTAAAGCATATTCTATCTTGCCTTGAAAAAGAGCCGCTAAAGTGGCAAGCATTGATTCGTCTGCTGGTGGATACGGGGATCCGTCGCGGGGAGTGTTGTGGCCTACAATGGAAAGATGTCGATTTCAAGGGTAATACCATCACCGTTGCAGGAAACCTTTGCTATACGCCGCAAAAGGGCGTATACCTCGACACACCGAAAAACGGTAAGACGCGCATCATAGATGTTGACGCGGATGTGATCGCCCTTTTGCAGCAGTTAAGGCAGCAACAGGCCAGTCACGCCCTGAGTGCGTTTGTATTTACGCAGGACAACAGCCCGGAGCCAATGCACCCACAATCACCTACACGCTATTTGAAAAAGTTTGCCGCTCGATATGGTATTGACGATCTACACCCGCACAAGTTGCGGCATAGCTTCGCAAGCATCGCCATTACCAACGGTGCAGATATTGCCAGCGTTTCAGAGAAGTTAGGGCATTCCGATAAGGCGGTTACGCTGCGAATGTATACCCATGCCGACGCAGAGAGCATGAAACGTGCAAGCCAGATTTTCAGAGATGCGCTAAAAAAGGCGGTTCAATAGAAACCGCAACAAAACCGCAACAGTCATCAAAAAACCGCAACAAATAAAGCGCGACAGCAGACAACAAGAAACGACAGGGAAACCGATAAACACAAGTGATACCAATGCTTTCGGAGAATAAGAAACAAAAGGGTACAACGAGAAAAAGCAGACGATAAATATTTGGTAAGGATGAGGTCGGCAGTTCGAATCTGCCCAGCAGCTCCAAAAAAGCATCGAAAACTTCGGTTTTCGATGCTTTTTGTTGCAGAAATGCTGAAAAATGTGTGGGTCAAAATGTGGGTCAACTGCCTGACCCACACCGTGACCCACACGCGAAAATGTGCGGATAGGTTCAAAGAGTACTGGAGAGGAGGTTTTGCCCCCTCTCCGGTATTTCGCATCCTTTTTCTGCTTACATCACTTGCGCCATGAAGCTGCCCATCGTTTGTGCGGCTTCGTCCTGCTTCTGCCTCGTAGCGTGGGTGTAGGTGCGGAGTGTGAATCCAGCGTCATAGTGGCCGAGCATACTGCTGACGGTTTTGACGTCCACCCCATTTTGCAGTGCCAGCGTTGCGAAGGTGTGTCTGAGGTCGTGAAATCTGATGTGCGGCAGCCCGGCGTCCTTCAGGATCTTCTTGTGCAGATTTACGACGGAGTCTGGGTAGTACATCTCACCAGTTACCGGCGAGGGGAACATGTAGGGATTCTCGGGATGCTTGCCGTGTTCCGCTATCAGCAGGTCTACGGCATCCTGCGGGATAGATACTTTTCTGACCGAAGTCTCCGTTTTGGGACGGGACAGCGTCAGTTCACCATTGGGATTTTTGACATATTGCTTGCTGACGTATATGGTGCGGTTCTGAATGTCGAGGTCAGACCAGAGAAGCGCGGTTAACTCGCCCTTGCGCAATCCGCTGACCAGCTCCAGATAAAACATGGGAAGGAGTCCGCGGGCATTTGCTGCATTGAGGTATTCTTTGATATGTTCCGGTTGGAGGATCTGCATTTCGAACTTCTGAATTTTGGGAGCGATGCAGTCTTCAGTTGGATTGCGCGGAATCAGGCGCTCTTTGACTGCCCGTTCGAAGGCATTGTGCAGCATCAGGTGAAGGCTTCGCACGGTCGTGCTGCTCAGTCCCGGATTGCCATGACCGCTCTTGCGGTCGATGCGACCGTTTTCCATCAGATCTTTGTAGAGCTTTTGTAAATCGCGCGAGGTCAGTTTGGTGAGTTTGATGCTGCCGATGCGGGGGATCGTGTACTGTTCGACCATCAGTTGATAGCGGTTTGCTGTTGAGATGCGGATATTCGGTTTTGCGTAGATCTCATACCAGCTCCGCAGCCATGTTGCAACCGTGTACTCATCCGCACGGCTGACATCGATTCCTCTGGTAGCCTCCATTGCGGCACTGAGCTTTGCCTTGCATTCCGCCTGCGTTTTACCAAGTACATTTTTGATGATGCGCTTTCCTGTTTCGGAGTGGTAGCCTGCGGTGTATCGCCCCTCCCAACGCCCGTCTGCACGTTTGCGAATGTTGCCCTCGCCGTTGGCGCGCTTTTTAGCCATTCGTAATCATCTCCTTTGCTTTTTGCTCTTCGTCGGCGTCGAAGGAGTAGGGTGTTCCCAGCTCTCCGGCGATACCGGCCGCCAGCTTGAAGCCCGCCGTGAAGCTCA